CTTAAACTACATAGGCTGGTTTAGTATTGATTTTACCTTTGTCAAATACTGCCAATCTTAATATGTTTCTATGAGCAACGTTTGGAGTGAAACGTTGGAATTTATCCCTTCTCACAAAAATTTCATTGTCAATATTATTTAACATTAACAATAAGTGTTTCTTCATATCAAGAGTTGAATATGTATAGCAAAGTGGATCAAAAATCTTATACTTACCAAACTCAAAATTTTCAACTAAGACAACTGGATCAATAGACTTATTGTAAAGTATTGGAATAAAATTAATAAATTTCTCAAAATCATTAGTTTTGAATCCACATCTACGAAATTCATCTAAACTATCTGGCTGGTTAAATTTATCTAAAGTAGCTAATACCATTAATGTTTTGATTTTGTTATTTAAATTCGTATTAAAAGGACCTTGATAAATCATCATTTTAAGATTTTCAATTTTATTACCAAAACCTGACTCCTTCATTGTCGGATTGACTAAATTTGTGAATAACTCCTCTTCATTCCAAGCTATACCCATTCCATGATATGTTTTTTTAAGAAAAGTACAACGATTTTCTGGATTATGAGAATCGAAATAACCTGAGAATTCATTAAGATCATCCATTACATAGCCACTTTCACGTTTAATTATATTGTTAATAGAATTCAGATATTTAATATGTATTTTCCCAGTAACATCGTCACCAGCAATTTGAAGGAAACTATCTTTTATAACAGATTTAGGCATAACTTTATTCATTGCTGTGGAAAGTGTACCATAACTACATAGAGTAGTTAATATACTAGTAAATGCGTTTCCAGTCGCAAGTCCTTTTGTTATTTCATAAACTAAACCACTACCAGGAAGTACAAATCTTTTATACAAAATACCACTAATAATATAAATAAATAATTTATCCAATTTATCACACTCAGGATAACATAAACGTAACATAGCCATTCCAGCAACAACAGAATTTTCCTTTACGTGATTATCATGGCCTGAAAAATCAGGATTAATATTAATTTCATTAACTTTACACTTCATATTTTTAATATATTCTTTATAATTGCTATTTCCATTAATACGTCCTCCATAATTAAAACCACAATTTAATTTTTGTAAACTTTCATTAATTGGTTTCACTAAAGATTGACCGATAAGAACCGGAATATCTTCAGGAGCACAAATAACTCGAGTTTTTAAATTTTTATTGCCCTCAATATTACCCGTGGAAATTCTTTTCTCCCGCCCACCAATATCAGTTAGAGATTTATCAACAGTATAATCACTCCGTGACATAATCTCGTTAACATAATAAAGTGCTGCAGGTTTAGTTCGGGTTGTTGATAACTTCCTTTTGCTAGAAATTAAACGACTTGTAAGATA